CTGACGATCAACGGCAATGGCGGGACGTTGGTGGGTGTTCCTGCCTCCTTGGGGGCGGGTAGCTCATTCACGATTCGGTTCAATGAACTACAGTCAACTTGGTACACCATCGTAAACAGCCTGCAAATTGCTGGTATCGACGTTGTAACGACCACAGGCGTTCAGACCCTTACCAACAAGACAATGAGCTTTGGCAACAACACCTTCTCAGCGACCTCGTTGCAGTTATTTAACGCGCTGTCAGACAAGACTGGGACCGGCCTGTCGGTGTTTAACACTAGCCCTACATTGGTCACTCCGATTCTTGGAACGCCCACCTCTGGCACCCTGACGAACTGTACGGGCCTGCCAACGACTGGGCTAAGTGGTTTGGGAGCAGGAGTTGCGACATTTTTGGCAACCCCAAGCAGTGCAAACCTTGCTGGTGCGCTGACAGACGAGACTGGGACTGGTTCGGCGGTATTTAACACAAACCCAACCATCGACGGGGCTAACTTCACTGGACACGCTCAGACGGCTCCGGTGGCTGGATCAAGCACTGGTGGGGTCTTGACCTTAGATATGACCGAGAGCAACGTGTTCACCAGCACTTTAACTGAGAACGTAACAACGCTTACTTTGAATAACCCGGCTCAGGGTCAGACCGTGAATATGCTGTTAACTCAGGACGCAACCGGCAGTCGGTTGATGACTTGGCCTGCGAGCTTCAAGTGGCCCGGCGGTACGGCATCGGTCCTGTCAACTAACTCAAACGCAGTTGATTTGCTAGTCATCACCTACATAGGGACGGACTGGTACGCTTCGATGATCAAGGATCTTTCATGAGTTTTGCTGCTCGCACAGCATTTGGCACTGCATCCTCTGGTACGTTGTCCGCGTATCTAAAGGATAACTTTTATGCCGCGCTTGCAACCGCACCTTCCGCCGCGACAGCAACATTCACTGCTAACGCATCTGGAACAATTGTCGTTACTGCCACAGTTAACGGTGAGACTTACACTTGGCTAATTGGTGGTGGGGTTAATTCAGACTACTCAATAAGATTGACTGTTACGAGCGGCACTGCCCCAAACCAAGCTGGATCAGCTCTGGTTTCTACTTGGCTACCGTTGGGTATCCCTTACTTTTGGGGTTTAACGACAACCTCTGGAAATCTAAACAATCAGTGTACTGTTGAAATTGCAGAGACGGCACTGCTAACCAACATTTTGGCGACAGGGTTAATTAGCATGAGCGCAACCGCAGGGATATAAAATGGCTACACCGGCAAAGGGTAAGGCAAAGGTCAAGGTCACCGCAGCAGGCAAGAAGGTCAGCTACGGTCAGGCTGGTCAGGCAAGCGGTGGCGGAGCTAGAGTTAAGCCCGGGACGAAGAAGGGTGACGCATACTGCGCTAGATCTGCCGGTCAGATGAAGAAGAACCCGAAGGCGGCTGCAAATCCAAACTCACCGCTGAGATTGTCTCGGCAGCGTTGGAAGTGCTCAGGTACAAAGTCAAGGAGATCGTAATGGCTAGTAAAGGATTGTACGCAAACATCGCGGCGAAGAAGAAAAGAATCGCGGCAGGTTCAGGTGAGAAGATGCGAAAGCCCGGAGCCAAGGGCGCTCCATCTTCTAAGGCATTTAAGCAGGCAGCTAAGACCGCGAAGAAAAAGTAATGTGGCCCAAGCAGAAAGTAATTAAGCGAAAGCCAAAGCCTAAACCTAAACCCGGCTACTGAGTTGAAAAAATGGAAATACCTATTTTAAATGGGGTGTATACCGACGATACTCAGGCCGAGATCCGCACCAACTACCCAAGAAATTTAATACCTGTGCCGATGCAGTCAGGCATCAGTGGGGGCTATCTACGCCCCGCTGACGGTCTGGTGAAGAACGGTGAGGGTCCGGGCGTTAATCGCGGTGGAATCGAACGAGACGGCGTCTGCTACCGGGTTATGGGCACCAAGCTCTGCTCTATCGCTGCTGACGGAGCGGTTACGGTCTTGGGTGACGTAGGCGGCACCGATGATAATCTGGTCACGATGACCTACTCGTTTGACCTTTTAGCAATTGCCAGCGGTCAAAAGCTTTTTTATTGGAACGGCACCACGGTTGATCAGGTAACCGATCCAGATCTGGGTCCGGTTCTCGATGTCGTTTGGGTTGACGGCTACTTCATGACCACGGACGGTGAATTCTTAGTGGTCACTGAGCTTCTGGACCCGTTTGCTGTTAATCCTCTGAAGTACGGGTCATCTGAAATTGATCCTGACCCCGTAGTCGCTTTGGTTAAGCTCAGAAACGAAATATACGCGCTCAACCGGCACACCATTGAGATTTTTGATAACGTGGGCGGCAATCTGTTCCCATTCCAAAGGGTTGAGGGCGCTCAGATTCAGAAGGGCGTCATAGGCACTCATGCGTGTTGTGTCTTCGTTGAGACAATTGCGTTTTTAGGCAGCGGTAGGAACGAAAGCCCGGGTATCTTTATGGGCGTTAACGCTCAGGCCAACAAAATATCCACCAAAGAAATTGACGAGGTCTTGACCGACTACACCGAGGCTCAGTTAGCCACGGTAAAGCTTGAGGCCCGAAACGACAGAAACCATCAGCACTTATACGTTCACCTTCCCGATCAGACCATTGTGTTTGATTTTACTGCATCGCAGGCCACTGGCTCTGTTGTCTGGTTTGTACTGTCCAGCTCAACGGTTGGATTGGCGCGGTATAAGGCCCGGGACATCATTTGGTGCTACAACAAGTGGCTCATTGGCGATCCAACGTCATCGACGATAGGTTACTTCGAGAACACCATCGGATCGCATTATGACGAGAATGTTAGCTGGGAGTTCAGCACGAACATTGTTTACAACGAGGGTCGGGGCGCGATATTCCACGAGCTAGAGTTGGTTGCGTTGACCGGGCGGGTTGCGTTTGGGACTAATCCTGTGATCACGACAAGCTACTCTGTTGACGGTGAGAATTGGTCACAATCGAGATCAATCAAGGTTGGTACTCAGGGCAACCGAAACAAGCGTCTGGTTTGGTTTCAACAGGGGTCAATGATTAACTGGCGCATACAACGCGTCAGGGGAGAGTCTGACGCTCACATATCATTTGCACGACTAGAGGCTCAGGTAGAGCCGTTGGCCTACTAAGATGGCAAGAAAGTCAAGACTAGGACTAACCCGGGATCAGTTAGCGGTTTTCCTGAAGGATCATGAGCAGATCATCCAGTTTGAGAAGCTGTTTGAAACTGTGGACGCTGGCAGCAGTGATAACACGATTGTTGACGTTGAGATCATCGCTCAGTTGGCCTCTAACACCGCGAATCAGGCGGTAGACACTAATCACCTCAAGACCGACTACATCGACTTTAATCCTTCCGCACCACACGCGGACAAAGATGCTCGCGTGGTTTGGAATGCGTTTGATGACACTCTAAACCTCCATCATTCTGGTGGTGTAGTCCAGCAGGTAGGCCAAGAGACCTATATCTACGGACGCAACAACAGCGGGTTAACGATTACCAACGGATCAGTTATCGGGTTTGCCGGGGTAAACGGGCAGAACAGGATTGAGTTTCTGGACTACATTGCTGACGGGACGTATCGGTCTGAATACTTTTTAGGCGTAGCTACTCAGGACATTTTAAATGGTGAGCTTGGATTCGTAACGACCTTTGGCAATGTTCGAGGCATTGACACTACCGGCAGCGCAGAGGGCGAGTCTTGGGCATTGGGTGACGAATTATACGCAAGCCCAACCACGGCTGGAGCCTTTACGAAGGTCAAGCCAACGGCCCCGAATATATCAATCCCCGTTGCGATTGTGGTCGTTGTCAGCGCCACTGAGGGTGAGATATTTGTACGCCCGATTATCGAACAGCAGAAGTATTACGGTCAGTTTGCCCGGACCACAGACGTAACGGCTGCGGTGATTAACACAGCGTACCCGATTGAGTTAAACGTGACCGAGGTTGCTAACGGGGTCACGATTGGTACGCCAACCTCTAGGCTGGTGGCAGAATTTTCTGGCCTGTACAACTTTCAGGTAAATTTTCAACTGCTATCGAACTCGGCAAGCGCAAAGAACGCATGGCTGTGGTTCAGGAAGAACGGCGTTGACATTGCAGACTCTGCGAGCGTGGTAACCTTGTCCGGTAACAATGAAGCAAAGTCAGCACATAAAAGTGACTTCATTTCACTCGACGCCGGTGAATACGTTGAGATGATGTTTGCGGTTGATAATACGGGTTTATTCCTAGACGCCACGGCTGCAACGGCTTTTGCTCCAGCAGCCCCTGCGGTCTTGGTCGCCGTCACTCAGGTACAACAGTAGGTTTATTATGGCTATTACAGTAACGAACATTATTTCAAGGAGGCTGGCAGAGACGGCGGCGACCATTCAGTACAATGCGACCGGAGTGACTACGATAATTGACAAGTTCACGGTTACGAACGTGGGCGCAAGCAATACCTTTATCACTGTCTACCTGCCCAACCCTAACTCTGCCGGTAATCCTTTGGCGTCTAATACGGTGATTAACGCTAGGACAATTGCGCCTCGGGAGACCTACTCCTGCCCAGAGTTGATTGGTCAGGTGATACCCGATGGGGGCACGATTGTGACGCAGGCTGGAACCGCTAACTCTTTGGTCTTGAGCGCGACCGGCAGCGAGATAGCATAAGAATTGAATTAACGCAAATATATGAGACAATGGGGTGAAGAGGGCCATTTTATGGGCGATGTAGCTGAAAAAAATGACGTTAAGTTAGACCCGGCATACGCTCCGGTCTTTGCGTTAGAGGCTGAACTAAAGCAGATGCCTCAAGCAGAAATACCGACCCTGCACGATTTTTGTGATGGCCTGTATGCTAGAACCGTTGTCGTTCCGAAGGACGCGGTGGTCACTGGTCACGTTCACGCGATGGATAACTTTTTCGTGATCAGAGCTGGGTCAGCGGTTATTTACACGCCAAATGGCCCACAGACGTTTCACGCGGGGCACATGGGCATATCCCCTGCCGGTCATAAGATCGGAGGCTACGCGCTTTCAGAGGTGATCTTTACGACCTTTCACCCAAACCCGGATAACGTAAAAGATTTAACTCTAATTTTAGATAAGTACACTGTTCAGCCAACGGAAGAACAGATTGAACAGTTGATGAATGAAGCTCAAGCTTTGGAGAACAAAGAATGTCAATGATTAATACAGCGATAATCGGTGGGATTGCGTCGATTGGATCTGCTGCGATGGCTTCTAGGTCCGCAAGAAAAGCCGCAGACGCGCAATCAAGGTCTGCTGAACAAGGTATTCAAGAGCAGCGTAGACAGTTTGACGCGGCTACAAAGCTGTTTCAGCCCTACGTTCAAGCTGGCGTTGGCTCTTTAGGTCAACAGGAGGCGTTACTTGGTTTAGCCGGTCCAGAGGCTCAGGCTGAAGCTATAGCGGCAATTGAGACGGGTCCAAGGTTCCAAGCATTGGCGCGTCAGGGCGAGGAGGCTATGCTCCAGACTGCCTCGGCAACTGGTGGACTTAGGGGTGGAAACATTCAGGCCGCTCTGGGTCAATTCAGACCCCAGATGCTACAGAGCATGATTCAACAACAGTTTCAGGATTTAGGAAGTTTGACTAACATAGGTCAAGCCTCTGCGGCTCGACAGGCTGCTGCTGGGCAAACTACTGGCACTAACATCTCAAACCTTTACGGTCAGCAGGGCGCGGCTAGGGCAGGCGCTCAGATCGCTCAGGGCAACGCATGGGGTAGCGCATTGGGTAGCATTGGTAACCTGTTTGGTCAGTACAAAGGATTTCAGGCAATGCAACCGCCTCTCGCCGCTGCTGGCACGTTAAGTGCTTTGCCGGTAATGCAACCATATCAATCGCCAATTGGCATCCCAACATACGGAGGCGGTCCATAATGCCAGCACCATACGATTATTCAGGCGCACTATCCCCGATAGATCCCGCTCAAGCGGTTATGCAAGGGCTTTTAACTGGTCAAAAAATGTTTGAGGCCCAGCAGCAATATCAACGCGGAGAGCAAGAATACCAACGCTCAGAGCAAGAATATCAACGCTCAGAACAACAGCGCAGGCAGTTGACAGAGCGTCAGGCTGCATTTTCTAGTGAGCTTGAAGGTATTGTAGAAAGCAGGAATCCAAGAGACCTTACTGAATTGTTCATTAGATTTCCCGAGCAAGCTAAAATTTTAAAAGACATTGGAGATCGGCTTTCAGACGACGAGCGCGATCTAAAAATAAAAGAATATATCAGTGTTGCGGGATTTGATAACGCTGGAATGACAGAAAAAGTTGAAGAATTTTACCAAGAAAAAATAAATTTGTTTGAGTCCAGTGGTCAACAAACTGAAGCTGAAAATGCTCGACGTTTGCTAGAAACTTACCAAACAGATCCAGACGCATGGCGAACCATGTTGAGGATGCCTATTGCAGCTTATGATCCTGAAAAGTTTTTAGAAATTGATCGATCTCAACAGCAGTATCTTCAGTCTCGTCAGACGCCGGAAGGTAAATTTATTTCAATGGTTAACACATTTAAAGGAATGGATTTAAAACCCGGACAAATCTCTAAACTTCTTACCCAAGTAGAAGGTTTGCCACTAGATCTTGTAAAAGTTTTCGGTGAGCTAGAATCCGAGCCAGATTTAACGCCAGAAAAACAATTTGATTTTACTCAAAAGTTGCGTGGCGAGTGGAACGACAGAAGCGAAAAGGCCGATGTATTAAATGCAACCTACGAACAAATGAAGATAGCAGCCCGTGATGATACTGGTCAGGGTGATATTGCCTTGATCACAAACTTTATGAAGATGCTTGATCCGGGATCAATTGTTCGAGAGACAGAATTTGCTCAGGCACAAGACGCTGATGGACTCTTAACAAGGTTAACATTAGTCGCTAATAGACTAAAAGAAGGTGACACATTAGGTCCAAAAGAAAGAGAAAAATTTGTAAACCTTGCTCGAAAATTTAACAACGCGGTTCAACAAGAAACTAAAAAGCATAGAACAATATTGGAAAGAAGTGCTAAAAAATACGATCTTGATTTTGAAGAAATCTTCACGCCTATGGTTCAGGAAGAAGGTATTTTTAGCGTAGAAGGAGGCGAGATGCCAAAAGTTCAATATAAGTATGAATTCTGATGCCATATTCTATCGTTACTAAAGACGGTATAGAAATAGACAACATACCGGATGACATACCCCGAGATTCTGAAATTTTAAAACAAAGAGTTCAGGATATTAGGGTGGAGCTTGGATTGGTAGCTTCCGAAGTTGGAGAGATACCAGAGCTTGGTCCTACTGGCGAAATGATCATGCCAGAGCAACAGCCAAGACCTGAGCAAGATCCAATACTTGCTAAAGAACGCTTATTAGGTGCTGCTGAAGTTTTAACAACACTTGCCACCGCTCCGACTACAGGCGCTTTAGGGATGCTAGGCGGCACAATTGGTGGACTGACTGCTGCCATATTGCGCGGAGAGTTCGGCACACCAGAAGCCGCTCGTCTGATAGAACAGGCTGCTGCCGGTGGTATGGAGCAGTTAACTTACGCGCCTAGAACTGAAGCCGGTCAACAATATATGCAGGCGATTGCCGAGCCGTTAGAGGCTGTTCCTGCGTTTGTTCCTGCTATGGGCGCTGCTGGGGCGATTCCAGCCGCTCTAACTGCTGGTGGGCAAGCGGTCAGGACTGCGGCTCCAAGGGTTGCTGAGACTGCTAGACGAGTAATGCCTCAGCGTCCGATGGCTGGCGAGTTGATGGAAAGGCCGCAAGAGGTTGGCCCTGCTAGGGTAATGCCTGAAGGGATTATTATCGAGGACGGCGTACCGCCCAGAAGCGTTGGGGCGGCAGAGGTTCCGGTTGCAGTTAAGCGTCGAGAGGTTGCAGCGCAGATGCCGGTGCCATTTGAGGGCAGAACAGGCTTAACGGCTGGTCAAGCTACCCGGGACTTTGCTCAGTTACAGTTTGAGAAGGAAACTGCAAAGCTTGGCGAAATTGGTGCCCCGCTGCGTGAAAGGGTACAGGCTCAGACCGCTAACTTTATTGATAACTTTGACGCCTTGATTGATTTGCCGGTTCCAATTGAACGTGAGGTTCGAGCAATTGGTATGGCAGTAGACAAAGCTATAACTACTAAGGCTGAAGTACAGCGTAAGAAAATACAAAAACTATATCAGCGAGCAGACGAGCTAGGTGAAACAGCAGATCTTGTTCAAATGCAGCCGCTACTTGCAGCTTTTGCAGATTTAGAAAGGTTTGAGGGTGTTGCCGGTAACGTAAAGCCAATTAGACAAGAAGCAACAAGGCTAGGCGCGATTGCTGTTGATGAAGATGGTGCATTAGTTGCTCAACAGATGAGCATCAAAGATGCAGAATTATTGAGGCAGTTTGTAAACCAAGCCACTGACTGGGCTGACAAGCGACAGTCATTAATGGCTAGAAAAATAAACGCTGCCATCGATAGTTCAACAGAGGGGTTAGGTGGCGAGATATACAAAAGAGCCAGACGAGAACGCGCAAAGTACGCAGAAGAATTTGAGAACGTAGGATTAACTGCAAAGCTTTTAGCTAAAAAGGGTAACACCTCTGAGCGAGCAATTGCTTTTGAGGATGTGTTCAACAAAATCATTATCCTGTCTCCGGTTGAAGAAATGAACAAGCTGCGACGAACGCTCCTCAAAGCGGGTCCAGATGGGCGTCAGGCTTGGGCTGATCTGAAGGCTCAGGGTATAGAATTTATTAAAGATCGAAGCCTGTCAGTAAGTCAGAAGGATTCGGCAGGAAATCCTGCGTTGTCACCCAATCAATTAAATAAAGTTATCAGTTCTCTTGATGCTGCTGGAAAGCTAGAATCTCTGTACGGTAAAAAAATAGCGCAGCAGTTGAGGGATTTGGCTGAATTGTCAACTGCAATCTATACGGCCCCGAATGGCGCTGTAAACTTTTCGAATAGTGCTTCTGCTATCGCAAACGCCGTAGATACAATACTGACCTACGGTATATCTGGAATGCCAATTGCTGGAAGGGCCGTATTAAAAGAATCGCTTGACTACATAAAAAATCGTAAACTCAAAGCTAGGATCAGAGAAGCTCTGAAGGAGCCAAAAGAATGACGGCAATTAGCATAACACCCGGATACCCTACGTTTGCGGACACTGACGGGTCGCCGCTTAATGATGGCTACGTTTACATTGGGCTAGAAAACCAAAACCCGATCACGGCCCCTACCGGCGCATTTTGGGACAAAGAGTTTAGGATTCCTGCTGACCAACCCCTGAGAACGTCAGGCGGCTATGTGGTCCGTAACGGCACCCCTGCGGCGGTTTACACCGGGGCTGCTTACTCCATTCTTGTACAGAACAAGAACCTTGTAACGGTCTACAATGCGCCTAGCGCGGTGATTACGAACGTAACCAATGACGTTGAAGAAATTACGCAGTATCAGGGCGCACACGCCACGGATCCCATCGCTAGGAATGACGGG